TTCTTGCAGTAATGAAAATTGTAATTGTTATATAGAAAGAAAAAGTCTAAGCGACTTCATAAGTACTTTAAGTGTTAAGAATTTTGATAGGTTTAAAAATGAAATTGAAAAAGCTCAAAAGAATAATTCATATTTAATAGTTATCGTTGAAGAGAAACTTGCCAGCGCTTTAAGCTTTCAATATCTACCTCATATTAGTAAAAAAATAAAAGCTACGCCAGAGTATATATTTCATAATGTTAGATCTTTAATTCAAGAGTATAGTAACCTACAATTTTTATTTGTTGATGGCAGAAATGAAATGAAAAGAGCAATTGAATCTATATTTGCAAGTAAATGTTTCTACAACAAAGTAGATTTGCAATTAGCTTATGATATGAAACTTTTATGATATATTGTCCAGATAAATATATAAGAGAGGTTAAGGATGTTAACGCTGAGTTAGCAGAGCTAAAGGGTTATCTTAATGATAAAGAAGCTAAAATATCTCTTGCTAAATTTCTTAGAGCTAATATTGGATTCACAACTGAATTAATTAGTGGAGTTAAATTAGCTGCATATCAAGAAATTCATCTTAAAGCCTTAATGAATAGAAATTTTAATATGTGCGTATTTGGTCGTGGCTGTGGAAAATCTTTTATGGCAGCTGTATTTTGTTTTCTTCAATGCGTATTCGAACCAAACACTAAAATACTTATAGCTGGACCAACTTTCAGAACTGCAAGATTTATATTTAATAATTTAGAAAAAATAGTAGATAGTCCAGGAGCAGAGTTATTAGCTCAATGCTTTGGAGCCAAAGCTAAAAGAAACGATCAGTTTGAATGGCAGATTAATGGAGGAAGTATTGTAGCGATTCCATTGAATGGTGAAAAAATTCGAGGATTTCGCGCTAATGTTCTAGTGCTTGACGAGTTTCTACTTCTTCCAGAAGAAATTATTAAAAATGTATTGATGCCATTCTTAGTCGCTCCACAAAATATGAAAGAACGAATGGAGATAAGAGAATACGAAGATAAACTTATTGCAGATGGACTTATGAAGCCAGAAGAAAGAATGGTATTCGAGAATACAAGTAAAATGATAGCTTTATCTTCAGCTAGCTATACTTTTGAAAATCTTTATAAAACTTATAATGAATGGTCTGAGAAAATCTTGGAAAAAGAGAAAAGTGAAGCAAAATACTTTGTAAGTCAATTAAGTTACGAAGCCTTACCAGAAGAAATGATCGATAAAACAATCATTGAAGAAGCTCAAGCTGGTGGATCAAGCCATAGCAGTTTTTTGAGAGAATATTGCGCTAGATTCACAGATGGTAGTGATAGTTATTTTAATGCAAAAAAGATGGAAGATTGCACAATTAAAAATGGAGAAAGCCCTCATACTTTAATGAAAGGTCAACCAAATAAAAAATATATTCTTGGAATTGATCCTAATATGAGTGATAGTCCAAATGCAGATTATTTTGCTATGGCAGTTTTAGAAATAGATGAAATCACTAGACAAGGTACTTTAGTTCATACATACGCTGGATTAGGAAATTTAAAGAATCATGTTAATTATTTTTATTATTTATTAACTAATTTTGATATTCATTTAATTGTTATGGATAATGCAGGAGCAGACGTATTCTTAGCTTCAGCAAACCAATCAGAACTATTTAAAAATAATAAACTTGAAATAAATTCTTTTGATTTCGATTCAGACCTAGAAGGTGAAGATTATAATCAAATGTTAAGAAGAGCTAAAAATCAATATAATTTAGAAAATAAAAGAATATGCTTTAACCAAGTATTTACTAGCAATTTCATAAGAAGAGCTAATGAATATCTTCAAGCATGTATAGATTATAAAAAGATTTGGTTTGCCAGCAAAACTTCAGCTTCAGATGATTTCTTTAATTCTCAATTTTCATTAAGACTACCAATGGAATTACTAAAAACAGAAGATAAAAAAGATTGGGAAATGCTTGATTTTATAGAAAATCAAGATGATTTCATTTATCAAACCAAGAAGCAATGCGTATTAATTGAACATTCCGCTACTAGTAGGGGTACTCAATCCTTTGATTTACCTCAACATTTAAAAAGAAGCGCCTCTGCTAATAAAGCTAGAAAAGATAATTATTCTGCATTTATGTTAGCCAATTGGGGTTTGAAGTCATATAATGACTTAATGATGCAGCAAAAAGAACAGATATCCAACTCTTTTTCGCCTATAATGATTAAATAAGTGTAAATATTTTAAATATAAATTAAAAATGAGCAAAAAATCTAAAAAAATGGAAGTTTCAAATGCCTCAGAAATAATGCCCTTAATGGTAGAAGGGTCTTCGCAAAAGAATGGCACTTTTTCAGAAGCAAGAGCCTCGACTGCTATTAGAAGAAATATAGCAGGAGATATAGAAAGAACTAATAGGTTTATTAATATTGATCGAGGACTTATCCCATTTAGATTTAGTCCAAATATTCAAAACCTATCTACCTTAGACGTTAGAGACGCTATCGTTCTATGTCAAAAAGCATATTATAATGTTGGTATTTTTAGAAATACAATTGACTTAATGACTGAATTTTCAGCTAGCCCAATTTATTTAACTGGTGGCAGTCAAAAATCAAGAGAATTTTTTACAGCATATTTTAAGAAGATTAATTTGGCAAGTTTCCAAGATCAATTTTTTAGAGAATACTATAGAAGTGGAAACGTATTCACTTATAGATTTGATACAGAATTATCACTAGAAGATACTTTAAAGATTGTGCAGGTTTTTGGTTCAAGAATCAAAGCAGCAAAAAATATTAAAATTCCAGCTAGATATACTATATTAAATCCTGCGGATATTTATGTTGGTGGATCAGTAAATTATAATTTTAATGTTTATTATAAACTCCTAAGTGATTATGAACTAGAAAGATTAAGAGATCCTAAAACAGATGAAGACATAGAGGTATTTAACTCTTTACCAGAACCTACCCAAAAACAAATTAAAAATAAAAATAATAGATTTATTCTAGTTCCTCTTGATGGTTCAAAATTAGCAGCAGTATTTTATAAGAAGCAAGATTACGAGCCACTTTCTATTCCAATGGGCTTTCCAGTTCTTGATGATATTAATTGGAAATTAGAAATGAAAAAAATGGATATGGCAGTTACAAGGACAACTCAACAAGCAATTTTACTTGTAACAATGGGAGCAGAGCCAGAAAAAGGTGGAGTAAATCAAAGGAATCTTGAAGCAATGCAAAGTTTATTTGCAAATCAAAGTGTTGGCCGTGTTCTGATTGCAGACTATACAACAAAAGCACAATTTGTTATACCTGATATTGGAAATCTTATTGGGCCAGAAAAATACGAAGTTGTAGATAGAGATATTCAAATTGGTTTAAATAATATTCTTATTGGTAGCGAAAAATTCGCAAATCAAAGCATTAAAGTTCAAGTTTTCATTGAAAGATTAAAACAAGGTAGAGAAGTTTTTATTAATGAATTTTTAGTACCAGAAATTAGAAGAATCAGTAAAGATTTAGGATTTAAAAACTTTCCTCAACCATCATTTGAAGATATTAGCTTGAAAGATGATGTTCAATACTCTAGAATATATAATCGTCTTATTGAACTTGGAATTCTTACTCCAGAAGAAGGAGTACAAGCCATTCAAACTGGAAGACTTCCAACTTCAGAAGAATCAATTGAATCTCAACAAAAACTCAGATCTTTCAAAGATAAAGGTCTATATCAACCAATTATTGGTGGCGGTGGGGCTCAAGGTGGTAGACCATCTGGTTCAACTGGAATTCCTCAATCAACAAAAAATGTTAAACCAGTAGGAACAAACGCTAACTTTTCAGTATCTAAAATTAAAGAAAATATATTAGCTGCACAAAATCTAGAAGAAGAGATTAAGTCAGCTTTTAGAAAAAAGTTGAATGTTAAGAAATTAAGTAACCAACAAAAAGAAGATGCAGAAAAAATCTCTGAAATTATTATAGCTAATGAAGTTCCAGCTGATTGGAATAATAAACTTCAAGATTATATTGAAAAACCTATCGATCAAAATTTAGAGCAAGTAAATAATATTCAAGAAATTGCAGTAGAACATCAAGTTACAAATTATATAGCTAGTCTTTTATATCACAGTAAATCTTGAGGAGAGCAAGGTAAAAAACTTAAATTTGAGTATTGACCAAGTAGTTCGCGAATTTCATTGAATTCTTTTTCTTCCTTTACATAAATAGATTCCATTGTATTTAAATCTGTTTCTTTTCGGAGTACTATGTAAATATTATCTTTTTTATAAGCAATATAAGATGTCTCTTTCATATACTTATTTACACTCAAAAAATGTGTAATATAAAATATGCGCACTTTCAATGGACTTCAGATTTTTACAGAACAATTAACTAATACAGGTCAATTAGATTTGCGTTACGTTGGAATTACAGGAAGTAATGTCATTACAGGGCCTAAAACATTTCAAAATTTATTTGTTATTCAACCATTCGGAGTACCAACAGGATCAATTGCGCCAGGAATAAGTGGTCAAGTTTGTTGGGACTCCAATTCTTTTTACATTTGCACAAGCGGAAACGGAGTTGGAAATGGTTTTTGGAAAAAGACAATCATAGGGAGTTTTTAATTTATGGCAGATAGAATTTTATCCGCAGTAGTTTATGATTCCGCAACAAATAGTTACGCTAATTTATCTCCAGCAAACTCTCCACTTTTAATAAATCCCACTGGAGATCTAGTTTTCAATACAAATAATCTTGCATTGTATAACAAGGACTCTAATAATAAAATTATTCGTCCAACTGGACCATTCTCTTTTTATTTTGGTACAAATTTAGATAATGTTTTAATTGGAGGAAATAATTCCACAATTATCGGTGGATGTCAATCTATATTAAATTCAACTGACTCTATGATTTCTGGTGATTATTTTTCAACTTATGGTGATCCAGTGTCTTGTCGTTTTACATATTATAGTTCAATAACAAATTCTACATCTAGTAAAATATTAGCCGCTGGGGGTTGGAGCTCAATTTATAGTTCCCAATTCTCTTGCGTAACTGGTGGGCAATTATCAACGATTACAAATGGTTATGGTGTTTGTATTTTAAATGCTTCATTTTCAACTATTATAAATTCAAGTTCATCTAAACTATTAGGTACTTATTCAGTAACAAATACCACTGGAGGCAGAACGTTCTCTTCGGAAGCAGCATATAATGCAAATTTATACTTTGGTGGTTATAATTGCGGAATTGAAGCAAATACTAGTCTAGCAAGATTTAATAGTGTCTTAGGCGGAACAGGATGGGCAAATGGTCTTTCATTATTTTGGTCTACTGCTGCAGGAAATAGTGATATTTCTATACTAGGAGGTTATCAAAACGCTATTATAACTAGTCAGAGAGCAACTATTACAAATTCCTTTTGTTCTACAATTTCTGGGGTTACGAATCTTCCTGGTATTGGAAGAAGTATGGGAGGAGGTGGAATTACGATAGCTTGTTGGGGCTATAATCAAGGAAATTCAATTTTAGGAAGTGACTGTTCATGCATTTTTAATCAAGTAACCAATAGTGTAATTTTAGGTGGATGTAAAAATGAAATTATTTCATCAGATTATCCAAGATATTTTTCTGGATCAGACTCAGCAACAAGATTCGATAGAATAGTATCATATTCGGCTATTTTAGCTGGAGCAGAAAATCAAATAAGAATGGGAGCAAGTTGCTCTACAATACTTGGAGGTTACCAAAATAAAATTTGTAGTGGATTTTTAAATAGCGTAATTTTAGGTGGATGGAATAATATATTAGGCTCAAATTTAAGTGGATGTTTTTCAACTATAAATAATGGACAAAATAATACTATTCAAGGCGGATGCTTTCAAAATATATCTGCTGGTTCCAGCAATTTAATTGGCTGTGGAAATCGCAATACTATTTTAAATGGATCTTCTAACAGTATTTTCCAATCAAGTGGAATTGGTAATTTGATTGGAAATGGAGAATCTAATATCATAGGTAGCAATCCAACTAATATCGGTTCATGTTACAACACTATTCTTAATGGAAAATCAAATTGCAATTATTCAAATTTACATTCTACAATAATCAATGGATGTAATAATAAAATTACTTCTGCAACTAGTAATTATATTTTCATTGGAGGAGGAAGTGATCATTGCGTAGTTGGAAATGCATCATATAGTTATATATTAGGAGGTTACAAAGGTTATATTCAAAATGGTCATAGTGGATCTGCAGTTTTAGGTGATGGCCAAAATAGAGTTCATGCTTCTTTTAATTCTAATAATCTAACATTAGATTTTATAAATGGAGTTTATTTTGCTCAAACAGGAATATTTGGTGAAACTAATTTTTCTACTCGACCAAAAGTAAATAATATACCAATTTTAATAAGTGGACAAACATCTCAAATATTTACTTCGCCAGTAAGCGCCAATTCAGCTGGAACAAGTGGGCAATTTGTTGTAGATGGAGATTATTTCTATTTTTGTAAAAAAGACAATACTTGGGTAAGAACTGCATTATCTAGTTGGTAAATACACAATTAAAGTGTAAATCATTACATGCGCACATTTAATGGTCTTCAAATATTTACAGAGCAGCTTACTAATAGTGGTCAATTAGATCTAAGATATGTTAGAATAAGTGGCAATAACGAAGTTCCTTATATTACTCTTGGAATGAGAATAGGTATAGGTAATAATCAACCATCTTCTCCAACTTCTCCTGGATTGCCAGGGCAAATTGCACTAGGAGATGCTTCTGCACCTTTGGGTGAGGGTATATATATTTGTTTATCAGATGGTAAATGGGCTGTTGCTCCATTAATAAGATTCGAGGCGTAATTTATGGCATTAGATAATATTTTTGTATTTAAAAAACAATCTGATGGTACATATTCTTATATTCCTGCCTCTGGTTTGTTGTTTGGTCTTGGATCAAGTGGAACATTTGTTCTAGGCGATCAAACTAATAAGATATCTGGAGTATATAACAGTATATTAGGTGGTTCTAATAATTCTTTTGGTGGAAATACTTCAAGAAGTATTATCGGCGGTGGAGATTATAATTGTATTCGTTTAGGAAATGGAAATTTTATTACAGCAGGAGAATTTAATTATATATCTGGATTTAAGAATTCACTTAATGTAATTATTGGAGGTTGTTCAAATGTTATCTTAGGAAATCAAAGTCTTATAGGTGGTGGATGTGGAAATTTCTTAGGCGCAGGTATAAAAAATATAACATATTCTGGCGCATCTACAAATACAATTGTTGGTGGTCAATATAATTGTGCGTTTGCTGCAAATCCTTTTGATGCATCCTCCATATTTAATCAACTTAATGGTTGGAATGGAGTTAATTTTGATGGAACAGTTTATTATAATCCACCATGTGAATCTACAATAGTTGCAGGTATTCAAAATAGAATTGGCGGATGCAGAAGTTTCGTTGGTGGTGGCGCTACTAATTGGGCTATTAAAGATTATTCGTCTGTAATCAATGGTTATGATAATAAAAATTTATCAATATTTTCTACAATCATCAATGGTTGTGAGAATTTTATAGCAAATGGATGTTTTAATAAAATTGATAATGGATTCTGTAATCGCATAGGAATAAAATTTGGTGAGGGAATACTTAGTGTCATAACTGCAACACAGTCATGTTTCTCTTCAATTGATAATGGTTGTTGTAATATAATCTTAAGTGGATGTGCTTCAAATATTAGAAATGGTTGTTGCAATAATATAACAAATACATATGGTGCCTCTATTGGAGGTGGCCAAAGGAATACTATTAATAACTCTTCAAATGGTGTTATTGGTGGTGGAACATTAAACAGCATGGTAGCGGCTGAAGCAGGTTTTATAGGTGGAGGTGGAGCAAATTGCGTTAAGGTATATGGAGTAGTAGTTGGTGGCCTTAGTAATTGCAATTTATCAGAGTACTCTTCAATTTTAGGTGGCCAAAGCAACTGTATTTCTACAGATGGATATCATGCTACAATTGGTGGTGGTTTAGGAAATTGCATCTCTGCTTCTTATGGTTATATTATTGGTGGAAGACGTAGTAAAATACAATCTACTCATACTGGTGCAGCGATATTAGGCGATGGAGAAGATCGCAATCATCTTTCCTCTGGTCCTCATACTCTAACATTAGATTTTGCAAGTGGCACTTATATTAAAAATAAAACAATACTCCAAAATTCATATGTTCCATCTACTTCAACTAGCCCTGGAACTAGTGGTCAAATAGCAACAGATTCAAATTATTTTTATTCTTACGATGGTTCAAAATGGAAAAGAACTGCGCTTGCTGAATGGTAAATATAGTGTAATCCTATATAAGGATTAAGGTAAATGGCTAGAAATAGAATAATCTATAATGTACAAGGTTTATTTGTTGGTCCATATAGTGGCGAACAAAATCCAACCACAGACTATTATTTAAGCGGCTATCAAATATTAAAAAGAATAGAAAAAGTTCAAAATTTCAATTATGGTATAGATAACAATAGAATTAATCTAGAAGGTTTCGCTAGCAAGAAAAATATTTTTAGAGGACTAGCTTCTCAACCAACGGTTAATTTTACTTTTAGTTATACTCCAGATGGTTTTACTAATGAAAATAGATTAAATTTCGATACAGCAAATTTTTTATCTTCAATTCAAGCTCCAATGTTTTCTGGTTTATGCCAAGACAATTCAATTGTTGATAAAAAAGATTTTTATCTTGTTATAAATAATAACGATAATGACCTTTTAGGTAATTATCCATTAACAGATTATTTTATAAATCCAACTGGAGTTAATGATGTTATAGATCCAAATTCTCCTAATTATTCTTTATTATATTTCCAAAATTCTTATTTAACGAAATATTCATTTTCTGTTAATGTAGGAGAAGTTCCAAGTGTTGAGCAAGCTTATATTGCTGACAATATAAATTTCTATATAAGTGGTAGTGGAGTAAATTATACTACATTAAATGTTCAATCTGGAAATCAAAACATAGAAAACACAAAATTAATAATTCCTAAAAATATTAATCCATCAGATGTTAGTGGACAAAATATTCTTTTGCCAGGAGATGCTTCTGTATTATTTTCTACTTTAAATACTACTGGAGTTTTGTTCTATACAGAAACTTTAGAGACTTTAAGTTTTGATTTATCATTTGATAGGCAAAATTTAAGATCATTAAATTACAAATTCCCACAAGGAAGAAGCATTAATTTTCCAGTAAATTGCGATTTAAATATGTCTTTTGTTGTTGAAGAAAATCTAAGTGGATCATTTTTCGATACATTAAACAGAGATCAAGATTATAATATAGTTGTTAATTTTAGTAATTGTAGAACTGGAGTTTATCCAAGTAGATTTGTTTTTAGTGGCGCAAGATTTAATAATATTAATTATAATTCTTCTATAGGAACTAATAAAACTGCTAATCTAAGTTTTAATTTTGATATTGATCCAGATTTTGGAGATAGAGGAATATTTGCTAGTGGAAATGTTTTATATGGACCCGCAGTCAGTCTGCTAGAAGCTTCAAATGCAGGATTAACTTCTGGACTTTTAGGAACAGAGAGTTCTATTGAATATGAACTTTCTGCGTCCGAAGCTTACATACTAAAGTATTAAGTGTAAATTAAATATATGGCAACTAAAAATGTAAAAGACTTCCCAGGACAACAATCAATTAATTTAGATATTGACTCTATTTTAGCTGTTTCAGATAATAATTTAAGAAGATTAAATGGAAATAATGCTTCTTTAACAATTAATAATATTTATGCAGCTAATATAATTTATAATACTGGAAATCAAACTATTAGCGGAGTTAAGAATTTTGTTTCTCTTCCAACTGTAAATAATACAGGAGTTCTTTTGAGTGGCCAAAGCCCTGCTATAAGCGATTCTTTAGTTACGCATATACGACCTAGCGGAACAAATAATGTTTTCGTTTCTTCTACTGCACTTGCTTCAACCTCTATTGGTAGTCAAAACAACATTGCTGTTGGGGTAAATGCACTTACCGCCAACGTCGCGGGAGATGACAACGTTGCTATGGGCCATGAAGCCCTTTACTCTAACACAAACGGTAATGGCAATATTGGTATTGGGAGGGATGCACTAAAAAATGCCAATGGACCTGATGCCAATATATGCATAGGTACTCAAGCGGGAGACGGTATTCAGGAAGGTGGCAGTAATATAATAATTGGACACGAAGCCGATGTTGATAACTCTGGCAGGCAAAGGTGCATTGTCCTCGGAAGGAGCGCAACTTCCCCAGCAATCGACGGTTCGTTAGCGATTGGGGGCACTGCTGCGAATGCAATGGCCAACCTTAATGTTACAGGCGCAGGGGCAGCTGCCGTAGGAGAATATTTAAACATTTACATAAACGGAGTTCAGCGCAAGATTGCTCTTTTACTACCGTAAACAGGTAGTGTAAGTATATATGCTGGAAATGTATTAAAATTACATTAGATTTTAAAATTATATATTATTATAATAATGTGTAATCTTTTATGAAAACTATGCTATCTAAAATATTTGGCCCAAATTGGAGATCTAGCTCATCTGGAGTAGCCACAGTTATAGCAGTTTCTACTGCAATAGCAATTCATTCTGACCCTTCATTAGTAGCGTTTCTTCCAGATCACGCAGAAGTTTATATCACAGGAATTTCAAAATTAGTTGCAGTTGTTTCTGGTATTATTTTTGCATTAACAGTAAAAGATGCAGCAGTTACTGGTGGAACAGTAGCTCAAACAAATGAAGCAGAAAAAAGAACTGGAGAAAATATATGAATAAATTAAACTTAATTGCAGTTGCTCTTTTGAGCATATTTCTTGGTGCTTGCGCCACAACACAAACTGGAAAAGTCGATGTTGAAACAAGCGTCTCAAATGCATTACCATATGTTAAACCAGCAGTTATATTAGCTTGCACAGTAGTTCTTGATCAAGCTGTTTCTGGTAATGATAGAATTGAAAAAGCTAAAATGATAAATCATGTAGCAGCTATTGTTGAAGGACTAACAGTTGGAACTGCTCCAACTCCAGAACAATTACAAAAAGCTCTTAATGATTATCTTCCATCTGAAAAAACTCACTGGGTCAACTATGTTACTGTTATCAAAGATATTTACGCTCAACAATTTGCAAGATTAAACGGCAATACTGCTCTGGCTATTAAGGTACTTAACGCTATTGCATCTGGATGTAAAGATGCTACAGCAAGTTACGTAGACTAATCATGCCAACTGGAATACTTCAAGCATTATT